GTATATCGTTTGTTGTTTGTGAGAAAAAATTAGTCGCCTCAGTAGATCCTGATGCAATACCAAAATCAAATGTGTCAGGTTGATATTTTGTGACATCATTTGCTACAATTACATTTGCTCCTGTAAAATTAGCCATAGTTACCTACTATCCACTTTAGAATCTTTCTAATCTTTTTTTTTAGCTTTCTTAACATTTTTTCTTTTCTTTGGTTTTAATTGAACAACCTTATCAGTTATGTCTTTTGGTGTCGCCTTTTTTATTTCTTTTTTCACTGCATCTACAGGGACAAAACCATTTCTCTCAAAATGATTTAAATTAGCTTCATAATATTTTTTATCCTTAACAATTATTTTTCTGCCATTTGTTAATTTAATATCCATAATTCTCTCCTAAATTAAATGTGAGGGCAGTCTCCCACCCTCACAAAGTATCCAATATTATTGGATTGATGAGTCTGATTCGATCTCACAACCATTAGTGTCGTTTAACTCGCCAACACCATAGACTGCTGTTGCAACAATCTCATCTGCTCTAAGAGAAGCATCTCTTTGAGTTTCAATTTTAAGATCTTGCATCATTGCTAGTCCTAATGCTTCAGGGTGGAATACTGCACCTTTGTAATCACCAGTTGTTCCTGGATTGTTACCTGAAGAGTCAGCTATGTTAGATGTTTCATAAATTGTAACACCAGCTATTTGACCTACTAAACCTGATCTTAACGCTTCATTACCAACACCTGGATTAGGGTTAGCAAAAGTATTTGTTAAGCCTGATTTTAAATCAAAAGCTACTTGTGGATGAAGTACTGCTGAAAGATTATCACCAGGTACTGCATTTGCTCTAAGTTTAGCCACTGCTTGGAAAATTAACGATGCTGACATAACAGTTGATGCTGATCCAACTGTAGTTGAAAAACCACCAAATAACGCAGTTAAGTCTGTGTCAATTTTTTTTGCGATTGCCTCTCCGAACAGTTTACCAATATCTCCAGCAACATTTCTTGGAGCTGAGTTTCTTGCTAAGTCTGTTAGAGTTGTCATTAACCCTTGCTCTGAACAAGTAATTGTTTTTGAAGGTTGGTCAATTGGAGTGTTAGATAAATCAGTTGCTTCGTTTACAGCACTTGCACTCACAGCACTATAAATTGGAACTTCAACTGACTTTCCACCACCAGTTACTGCATAGTTTCTTACAAGTGGTCTCATGATAGATCTCTCACTTGCAACGAATAATGCCTCTGCAACGATTTCAGTATATAGTTCCGAAAGCGTTGAACTTGTTGTTTCGTTTGCCATTGTTTTTGTCCTCTATTATTTATTGTTTAAGTTTATTTGAACAGGGCCTGAATCTCTTTGTTTGCGATACTCAGCATACTTTTGACGATCTTCTGCCTTGCTCATATCTAAGTCCTGAATATTAAATGGTTTTACAGTTTTACCTTCGATGCTACTGGTCGATCCTGTCCCAGCTAAAGACCCTTTGCGGAAATGTGGGTTCGCATCTAAAAACTCTTCAACCGCATCTTCGATTGATAAAAGTTCACCTTTTGGATTATATCTGATGTTATTATTATTATCAAGAACTTCTATTCTTCCATCATCATTATAATTAACCTTATCTTTTAATAAAGATACTACCTGATCTGGTGCAATAGCATTATTTTTAGAGGCTAATGACAAAATAGAGTTATCAACGTTAATAGTTTTAACTTTAGATTTCCAATCTGCTAACTCCTTGTCCTTCTCAGCTATTCTCTCTTTCATTAAGTTTTCAAGATCAGCTTTAGTCTTAGCTTCTTGAATTTGCTTTTCTTTTAAAGCATCATCTTCTTTTTTCTTCTGTTCATCCAATAGCCTTTGATGTTTTTGTTTTTCTGCTTCCAATCTTTGTTTGACTATTCGATCAACATCTTCTTGATTAAAAGTACTAGCTGGTTTTGAAACGTCAGCTTCTGTTTCTTTAGCCACCACCTCTGGTGCATCATTTTGCGGTTGATTAACCTTTTGCTCTTCTGACATGTTTACTCCTATATAATTAAATTGCCTTCACTATCGTACCAATCAGGACTTACATAAGTCCATTGATGTCTACAGTTATAACCACCTCTTACAACTAAAGGGTCGCCAGGCTTTTTACCTGACCACGATCTTTGCCTCCAAAGTTTTCTAACCTCATCAATAGTAAAGACGTTGCTTTGTCTTTTTTTATATACACCTCTTAATATGTTTTTGCAAACCTCCCTTGTAGTTGGAATAATATCACCAAAGTATTTAACATGGGTTAATCCAGCTTCTTGTGATTTATAAGCATTTACTTGAGCATCAAACTCACGTAATCCATCGTTTAATAGCTGAGATGCATATTTTCTCATATTATCCCCAGCTCTATCCCTACCAAATTTAGACTGTAGAGTTTGAACTGCCTTATCAACTGACACTTGCATTGACTTTTTGTTTTTATTTTTTTTTACAAAATCTACTAGCTTTTGTGCCTCTTTATCGCTTGTTTTACTATATATACCATTTATCGTTTGTCTAAGCTCTTGCTCTAGCTCTACAAACTCTCGGCCCACTAAAGTATTTTGATAAACCTTATCTGCTAACCTTTTGGTAAAAGTATTTGATACATCTTTAAACTGTGTGAATGTTTGTAATTTTAAATTTCTAATTAAATCTAGATCACCTTTTGTAAGTTCCTGGAATTGAATTGGGATATTACCAATACCTTTAAAAGCACGTTCTATTCTTTTGGCCTGTCTATTAAAACCTTTTTTAGTAAGAGTATCTGCCCAAGCTAAAAACTGTGTTTGTAAGATAGTTCTTATTTTAGGTCTAATAGCAATTGCAGATTGTAATTCGATAAGTTTACCAGCTTGAGTTGGCAGTTCTCTTCCAGCAAGTTTAACAACGTCATCTTCTATTTTATCTAAGGTACGTTGAAGAGTTTGATAATATTCTTGTTCTGCTCTATCTAAATTTTTTATTCTATATATCGTGAATTGTCTTACTTTATCAGCCATATGAGTCGTTTATCATGAAACCTTAAATTTTCCAAAAAGTCTTTTTTTCACTTTTTTCAGCTTTTGTTCATGCGGTTGATTTATGGACACAATTCACTTTGCTAACTTCTAGGCCATAAGTGGAAAAGTCGATTTGGTATAATCAGTTATGAAAAATATAATTCATAGAAAGGAGGTAATAAGAATGGTTAGAGTAAAAGAGACTAAAGAAGAAAAAGCAACAGTAGTTGGCATCATCTTTATAGGCATGGGATCTTCTTGGTATCAAGGAACTGACGATGTTAAAGTAGCAGTTCAATGTGCAAAGATCTGTAAATCAGATTGGAAACATCTTTTTAAATTTGAAAGGGATCATGCTTTTCCAGTAAACCTTTATGATTTATCTAATTGTAAAGATGGATGGTATGCAAACCATCGTGGTGTTTTTTGTGAAGCCACTGATAAAGAGCTTCCAAGAAAAAAAGTTCTATATGTTGTTAAATAGAAAAAACTAACTAAAAAGTTGTGGGCCGAAAGGCCCACCTCTAAACTTCCTCTTGCTCTACATCCTCTTCTTGAACTTCATCCTGACTAAACTGCCCTACCTCTGCTTGGCCATCTACCTCATCAAAGGCTTGGTTAAGTTTCTCGTCATCATCTAGTACAGATCTTATAATTTCTTTATCTATTTCTTTATTGAAAGTTGGCGACTCGATATTCATTGCCTTTGCCATTGAGAAGAATTGTAAGTCCATTGCATAATCTTTTATATTGAATGAGTCAGGGTAATTGATCTCACCATCAAAATCTACGTTTTGAAACATTGCATAACATCTAAATAATTGTTCTTCTGCTATCTCAAGGTTATCTGCTTTTTCAGATAGTCTAGCATTCAATAACTCAAATTCTGTTTGTAAAGCTATCCCTGATGAAACTTGTTGTTTGGTAGTTCTAATAGCTCCTGTATGGGCAATCCTATTTATAGCATCTACCTTATGTCTAATTGAATCCATAATTGAGTTTAGATTAGCTCCTGAAGGTTGTAGTAAATATGGTTTTAAATTTGGTTCTATCTCTTCAGGCATTTCAATTACTGCACCAGCTCCAGCACTTGCATTTACACTTGGAGTTTTGACAAGGCTTGGATGGTTTGTTAATCTTATTAATTGTTCTATTTCTGAATATTCATTGTATATCGCTTTTTGCAAATCAGCTATGTCAGTTAGGTCTGACTGGCCAATCCCTCTCTTGTGCGATTTGGAATTGTATAAAATAACTGCTGGTATTTTGCCAATCAGATTATCGGCAGTATCTATTACAGAAGGTTCATCATTATCTTTTTGATAGATAGTATCAATTCGATCTGGATACCACACCCTCATATACGTGCCTCCATCCTTATCAACCTCTTCTCTTATTTTTAAATAATCTAGATAGTACTTACCATTGACCTCTCTTTTAAAATTCCAATCTAAAGCATTTTCTGGAGTTACTATTGAAACGTAAGGTCTTATATCTTGATTAAGTTCATCTGCCCTTGTTCTTGTTTGTATTGCTGGTTTGTCTAAAATCATAAAACAGTGACCATAAATAGATGCATAGTTTTGTGCTTGTTTAATTACTGAGTTAAAATTGTTTCCTTCTAGGTCAGCGTCTTTTAAGAATGATTCTAAACTAGGTTCATCTGCCATTGAACCAAAATCTCTGGAAGGTTTGACTCTGAATAAAAACGATGAGTAAATTTGAATGATATTTTTACAATGGTTATCGCAAGGAGTATTTGCAAGTCTTTGATTGAACTCATTATCAAGTTCTAAGTTATACCGATTTAAGTATTGGCCTAAAGTGTAATCATATCCTCCATTATAGCTTCTGATAAAATACTCCCAATTGTTAACTGTTTCTTTATAATCTTTATGAGTATCTAGAGCCTGATCTTTTGTATATGCCATGCGTTCCTTCTTTTACATTCCATCGTTGCGGATTACCAATAGGACTTTTTACTGTCAGAGGTTTTACATAATCAACTAGATAACCAACTGCATCATTCATATGATCAAATCCCTCTTCCTTGTCAGGAATATTAGTATTTTCCTTATATACTTGTCGTTGTAAACCTTTTATAATAGTTTTACAAGATTTGCTAACAAAAATATGTCTCTGATCATTAGAATCTTTTAATCTTGAATTTACATTATTAACTCTATCTCTAATAGCTGAATGTTTTAATTTAGCTTTCACATTAAAACCAGCGTTTTGTAAAATAGACAAGTCGGTTTTACCTCCAGCAGATGTTTTACGTTGTCTACAAGCTGGATCAGGGTAAATAAATATTGGTATTTTAGATCCATAACGATCTCTAATTTCCTGGCACATTTCATCAGTATTAGAGCCATAAATAACTATTTCATCAACAAATATTATTTTATCTTTTACAATATGAGAAACACAAGCTGACATTGGATCTACGTTAAAATCTAATCCAATATGTAAAGGTCTATCCAAAGTTAAAGGTTGATCTACAATACTGTCTATTGGATGAAAATTATAATAAACTTGTCCAGCATAGTTCTCAAACGTTCCTTCAAACTCTTGTCTAAAGGTTCTAATATCAATATCTTGTCTAGCTTGATCTAACTCTTCCTTTGATACCATTCCACCTTGTAATGTTGTATATTGAAAACTATCCCATTCTCTAGGGTCTTGAGTTCCTTTCAAAAACATTTCATACGACCAGTTACCAAAGCCACGTGGAGTACCGCACATAAGTACTCTTCCCATTGTATCAGATACAGAGGCCCTTAAGACCTCAAACCAGGTACGTTTATCTATATCAGCAAACTCATCTAAAACTAAAAAATTTATACCACTACCTCTAAGAGCATCAAAATTTTCAGCACCTTTCAATGATATAATACTATTTGTTTTTCTAATTCTTATTGTAAGAGTTGTTTCATTTATATCCTCTATCCA